CTCGGAGTCTGTTTTAGACCCGGAGGGAAACCCTCTTCCCCCTGAAGCGGGAGAGGCTATTAGCGGCATTAAAAAAGTGTTTAACACCCACGCCGAACAAAGCGCACTCGTCAAAAGGCAAATAGCCAACGGAGAAACACCGGACCCGGTAGCAGCCGCTGATGCAGCTTTAAAAAATCCCGATAACGTCCTTACACAACAGGAAAAGAACGCGATGTCTGAAATGGAGCATCGTTTTAGCGACGCTGAGAACGCGCAAAAACACCAGAACATCACCGGAGTAGACCCAGAAACCGCTCCTAGACCTGAAGGTGTTCAGGAATCTCAAAATAACATTAAGGATGCTCCAGTCCCTGAAGTTAAACAAATAGACCCGGAAACAGCCCCCGAAACGGAGATAGATGACCTTTTGAGAGAGCATGGTATACAAACAGCCACGCTTAGTCCTAAATCAAAGCGCGCATACGCGGCGGACATACTAGAGCAGTCAAAAGAAGGCGGAACCGAGCAGTTGATAAGCAAAGTTGAGCAGCACGTTGTAAAGGTTGTTAAGGACGCAGGTCTGTATGACACTACTAACCCCCAAGCGCTTCTTTCCGGTATTAGGGTTCTGAACAGCGTTACTGAAATGCGAGCCTTTCTAGGACACGTAGCGAAAGTCTCTATGAAAGCCAGTAAACAAGGCAAAATGAGCCCAGAGGCTCGCGAGAAATTCTTGGAGGAAACCCGTCAAATTACGATTGCGGGAATGGAGGGAGCGGGTGGTAAAGCACAACTAGACCTAACACCTTTCCGCGACCGCGTGGAGGACTTGCAGTTTGTCAGAAGCGAAGCCGAAGTGCTCTACGACGCCATGAACAACATCGGTAAAGACCTAGAGGATAAGGTAACAAACGCTGCCGCTGCTCTGGAAAACAAAACCGTCCAAGCAAACGTAAACGGAAAGGCGACGCTGTTGAATGAAGAGGAGGCGATGACGGAAGTTTTCTCCGCCATGGACCGTTGGGCAGCACTTCAAGAAATCTGGGCTGACTTCGGAACGCAGTTGTCCCTCGGTCTTAGACAGCGTAATGACCTATACCGCACAGGACAGAGTTCTTTGGGTAGAGACATCGCAGGACAACACAGGACTCTAGGAGTAGCGTTGGAGGATGCAATGAAGAGGCAAGGACAGGTTTTCCGAAGAGAGAACAGGGGAGTTGTTTCTGACAAAAGGATTATTAAAGACCTTCAGAGGTTGTTTAAGAAGTCAGGTAAAGGCGGAACAGAGGGCATGGAACAGATGGTGAAAGACTTCAACCAAGTCGGCGTCAACAAAGGTTTATCTCAGTGGACGTTAGCGGGGCGCAAAGGTCTCGCTGTTTCTCAGGAGTGGTATTACAACGCTATTCTAGGTTCCCCTACTTCTTGGGCTGTTAACTTTTTAGGTGGAGCGCTCGTTCTTCCCTTACGACACATGGAGTCAATCGCAGGAGGCGTCATGACGGGTAACGTAGACTTAGTTAAAGCTAACTTCAGGGTCATGTTTGACCTTCAGAGTTTCGCTGACTCTGTTAAGTATATGTGGAAGTCAGGCGGGGACGACGAAGCGCGTTCAATTGTTGGATACACAGCATATAGAGACGACCGCATGTTTTCCCCTAAAGGAGAGATTAGAGTAGATAACCCGGATGGAACGCTACTTCGTGAATCCGTGAATTGGGTGGGAAAAGCCATTCGTTTCCCCTCTAGGATAATGATGATGGGAGATGAGTTCTTCAAACAGATGAGCTACCGTGCTCGTATCAAAACATCTCTGGCTATGAGTGGATACAAAAAGGGACTCCACAGAGAGCCCGGCGCGATGGCCAAGCACATTGACGAGGGTTTTAATTCTACTATTACTGAAAATGGTCGTTTTCGTAATGAGCAGAACGTCCAACGCGAAGCTCTTGAAGCTCTTTCCGCTGCTCGTAAAAAAGGCGAATCCATTCCTGATGAAAGAGATTTTGTCAATACTTACGTTAAGGACCACTACTCTAATAACAACCTAAAGAAAGTAGATGGTGTTGTTTACGGTGACTCCATAGGGTTCGACGAAAGACAGGCGCTAGTCGAAGCAGGAACAGATTGGGCGCTAGTAAACACCTTTACTAACAAAGTAGACAACGCGTTCTTTAAGGCTACCGGAGACATGGCTCAAATGAGCCCTTGGCTGGGTTTTGTTATTCCGTTCGTTAGGACGCCTTCAAACATTCTTTTGTTTGCCTTGGGGCGCACAATGCCGAGGCCCGTTAAAATCACTAAGGAGATAACGAAAGGGCTTAAAGCAAATAAAGCTTTAAAAGATATAGACGTGGAATCCTATGCGAACGATTTCGTGGAAAAAGCAGCTTTAGACGATATGCCTGAAGCCCGTAAAATGGCTCAAAGCTATTTAGACACCATACAAAGCGGTAATTCTATTCAATCCGCTGAAGCCATGGGTCGTTTATCTACAGGCATCATGTCAATGGGAACTCTGTTTATGCACATCGAAACACTAGGAGACCGCATCACAGGTTCGGCTCCAGAGGACCCCGGTAAGCGCGAAGCTTGGGAAGCCACAGGAAAGAAGGCGTTTTCTATCGAGTGGGGAGGGACGTGGCATAGTTACCAGCGTCTTGACCCTTTTGCTACAACTCTAGGTATCATGGCAGACATTTCACAAGGATATGCTGACACAAGAGATACTGGAGTCAGTGAGTTCGGAGACGAGGATGAGTTCGAGAAGAATCAAGAAGGTCTTATGCGTTTTGGTGCTGTTCTGGCTACAGCGATGGCTAACAACGTAAGCAACAAGTCCTACATTGAAAACTTGGGAGAACTTCTGGACATGTTAGAAAAGCCCTCTGAAGCGCTTCCTAACATCGGAGGCAACATTATGGCTGGCTTTGTTCCTAACGGTCTTAACTGGTCTCAAAATGTCTACGAAGAATCACCTGCTATCTTGGAAGCTAGGGGTATGTTAGATAAGATTAGGAAACGTATTCCTGAGTCGATGAGACCCGGTGAAAAGTTGATGCCTCGTCGTAACGCCTTTGGTAAAATAATGACAAAGGGTAAGGGTAATACCGGGTCGTTTGGTAAGGCAATCAACCCGTTTTACTCTTCTGAGACATCAAACGACATTGTTAATATGGAGATTGAGCACCAAGCGGTAGGTCGTAGACGCATGGGTCACAGTCGAAGCATCGGCGGTAATACTGTTGACTATAGGGACTACAGAAACGAAAACGGCGACACTGCCTACGACCATATGCAGCACCTTTCGGGGACTATGAAGTTAGGACCCGCTCAATTAACCCTTCATCAAGCCCTGCGTAGACAAATTCAGTCTAACGACTACCAATACCTCCCTCCGGTCACTGAGCAAAACAGACATAAAGACCACCCGAGAACTAAAGCTTTGACAAAAACAATCAACAAATACAGAGCTTACGCTCGTCGTCAAACCGAAAGAGAGTTCAAAGAACTTAGAGCTGACTTAGCTAACCTATTAAGATAAAATACCATGCCAAATTCATATAATACAATAACCCTTTCATCTGGGTCTGGAACTAACACCTATAGCCAGACAGTGTTTGGTCCTTTTGATTTCGATTACATTAACATAAATGACATCAAGTTAGTTGTAAAGGTCACGGACGGCTCTGGTTTCAAATGGCAAAACGCTACTGTTGCTAGTGTTGACCCTACGACAAAACTGGTAACTCTAGTGGAAAACCTGCTTTTCTCAAACGTTCTTAACGAAGCGCGAATCTACAGGTCAACCTCACTTAGCCCTATCGTTGACTTTCAGTCTGGCTCTCGTATCTCAGAGTCTGACTTGGACACTGCTTACAGACAGGCATTGTTTGCTTCTCAAGAAGCTGTTGAAGACGGCGCAGGAAGTGGAACAAGAACACTCCAAACGGATGACGACATTGCAAGTGGAGCGATAACCTCCGCTAAGTTAGCTACTGACGCCGTCGAGACCGCTAAAATTAAAAACCTAAACGTAGACGCTAGTAAGCTGGCTGCTACCCTCGACCTAAGCGGTAAGACGGTTACTCTTCCAAACAACGCGGTAACCACGACTAAGATTTTAGACGCTAATGTAACCTTTCCCAAGCTTGGTGATGTCATCAATGACAACACAATGGCTACGGCTGGAGCTACTAACGTGGCTACGTCAGCTAGTATTAAGGCTTACGTAGACAACCTTAAGCCTAATATCGTTCAGGCTGTTAAGACTGATACTTACTTTGTCACTAGCCCCCTAATGGCTTTTACCGATATACCCAACCTTAGTGTTACAATTACACCTAGATTTTCAAATTCTAAAATATTGATTTCTTCAAGCATAAACAATAGCACTAACAGCTCTCATCACGGGTGTATATTTAAATACACACAGAACGGGACTGATATAGCAGTCGGAGACACAAGAGGTGCTAGAATTCCCTGCACCTTCTCAGGTCATTCCTCTGGTCAATACGCGCCTAGCGTCGACGGCATGGATTATCTTATTGATGCTTCGTCTGTTACCGCAGGAACCCCGATTACGTTCAAAGTTCAAGTTACGGCATACGATGAAACCGACGTTTTAATAAACGAGGCTGATACAGATACCGACGCAGCCTACGTTCCTGCCCCAATATCAACGCTAACCGTAACCGAAATCTACCAATAATGCGTCATGGACTCCACCCACACCCCAGCAGCAGTAGGCATCGTAGGAATGTTAGGAACCTTTACGCTATCGGACATCAACGCTCTCGTTGGTATCGGGGTAGGCTTACTGAGCTTACTTTATTTACTCATTAGAATTCTCAAGGAATGCAAGACGAAGTAGAAACCCAAGAAGACAAACTCAACGCCCTCCAAGGGCTGCTTATTGATGAGTTTACCGCACGTATCAAGTCAGGCGAGGCTGCACCAAGCGACCTCAACGCTGCTAGGCAGTTACTGAAGGACAACGGCATTCACGCCGGGTTATCCAAAGGCAACCCTCTGGAGCAACTGGCAGAAATCTTACCCTTTGACGCAGCATCCAATGGCTAGAAACTACAGAAAAGAATACGACACCTACCACAAAACAGCGCGACAGAAGAAGCGCCGTGCTGGTCGTAACAAGGCCCGTAGTCTTGTCATCAAGAGGAGAGGTAAAAAGGCGGTTCAAGGTAAGGACGTGCATCACGCAGACCGCAACCCTCAGAACAACGGCTCAAGTAACCTGAAGATTCAGAGTAAGAAGAAGAACCGAGGAAACAATAAGTAATAGTGGACATTCCAGACAAACTAAAAGACTTTAGGAACTTCTTGTATGTTGTCTGGAAGCACCTAAACCTACCCAACCCTACACCTATTCAATATGAAATCGCCGCATACATGCAAGGAGGAGATAGACGAGCTATTATCGAAGGTTTTAGGGGAGTCGGTAAGAGTTGGATTTGCTCTGCATACATTGTGCACCAACTCCTCCTCGACCCAAGCAAAAACATACTTGTCGTCTCTGCTTCTAAGACAAGAGCAGATGACTTCAGCACTTTTACACTTAGACTCATCCATGAACTCCCTATTCTCGCTCACCTTAGACCCACCGCCTCACAGCGATTTTCCAAAATCTCCTTCGACGTCGGACCAGCCCCCGCCTCCCACGCCCCCTCCGTCAAATCCTTGGGAGTCACGTCTCAACTGACGGGCTCCCGAGCTGACATCATTGTTGCGGACGATATTGAGGTTGTTGGTAACAGCGCCACCCAAGGGATGCGCGACAAGCTGGGCGAGCAGGTCAAGGAGTTTGACGCCATTATCAAACCCGAGGCTGAGTCAAGAATTCTCTTTCTGGGAACCCCTCAGTGTGAAGACACAGTCTACAACAAGCTCACCGAGCGGGGATACAAGAAGCGCATCTGGCCAGCTAAATACGTCACACAGAAGACAAACGAGTCTTCCTACGACGGAACCGTAAGCGACTATTGTGTCAAAGACGAGTGTGAGGGAGAGTCCACGGAACCACTGCGGTTCTCCGACATAGACCTAGCGGAGCGAGAAGCTTCCTACGGACGCACCGGGTTTGCCATGCAATTCATGCTGGATACCCGGCTAAGTGACCTAGACCGATACCCACTCAAGACCAGCGACCTCGTAGTGATGTCTGTAGACCCCACAGTGGCTCCCGAGAAGCTTGTGTGGGCCCGTGACCCTAATTTGGAGTGGGACTCCTCTGTGCCCAACGTAGGGCTCTCAGGGGACCGTTTCTACAGACCCATGCAAACCCTTGGGGACTACATCCCATACACAGGCTCTGTAATGTCCATTGACCCCTCTGGACGAGGAAAAGACGAGACAGCCTTCAGCGTTGTCAAAATGCTCAACGGTTACCTCTACGTCCCAGACGGCGGAGGGATGCAAGGAGGCTACGGCGACGACACCCTAAAAGCCCTAGCCATCAAAGCCAAGGAACACAAGGTGAACGCCATCGTGGTCGAGAGTAACTTCGGTGACGGTATGTTTGTGGAGTTGTTCAAGCCCATCCTAACCAAGATACACCCCTGCACCGTCGAGGAGGTCAGACACAACACCCAAAAGGAACGAAGAATCATCGACACCCTTGAACCTGTAATGAACCAACACAGGCTCGTTATCGACCCCAAGGTCATCCAGAAGGACTACGAAAGCGCACAGCGCTACCCTAACGACTCACAACTCAAATACCAACTCATATACCAGCTCTCGCGCCTCACCAGTCAACGCGGAGCCATCACCCACGATGACCGCCTAGATGCCCTAAGCATGGCCGTTGCCTACTGGACAGAACAAATGGCCCAAGACGCCGACAGACGCATGGGGGACCGCAAACAAGACCTTCTCAAAGA